ACATGGCTTTCTTTGGTAATGCAAGCGGAACTTTAACCAAAGGATTAGGTTTATTTGGTAGTTTATTTAGTGGATTTTTAGCAAATGGAGGTCCAGCAAAAGCAGGAAGATCTTACATTGTAGGAGAAAAAGGGCCAGAGCTATTTACACCAGGTGTTAGTGGAATGGTCACACCCAACAGTCAGATGGGAGGGTCAACAAACATAGTTGTAAATGTAGATGCTTCGGGATCCAATGTAGAAGGAGATGAAGAAGAAGGAAGGCAGTTGGGCATTGCATTGTCAGCAGCGATAGAATCAGAATTAATTAAGCAGAAGAGACCTGGAGGTTTACTTGCATAATGGCTACTTTTCCATCAATCACACCAACTTACGGACAGCAGAAAAGATCCGCACCACTAACTAGAACAGTTCGTTTTGCTGACGGCTACGAACACAGAATATTGTTTGGACTTGCCGCACATCAAAATCCAAAAATTTACAACTTTACTTTCAACGTATCGGAAACAGATGCGGACACCATAGAAGGATTCCTTGATAGTCGTGCAAATGATAGTGCCAGCTTTACTTTTACTCCACCAGGAGAAGGGTTTACGAAAACAGGAACTTACTCTCAATCTGGAACCACAGTAACAATCACGATTTCAAGTCATGGTGTAGCTGTAGGAGATGAACTCACTATTGATTACACAACTGGATCTGCAACTGATGGTACATTTCTTGTCGCTTCGGTTACTGATTCAAATGTTTTTACTGTCACTGCTGCTGCCAGTGCTACTAATAGTGGCAATGTTTCAATTACTTTATCTGGTGCTGGTCAATATGTTTGCGAGACTTGGAATAAATCTATACCATATAACAATAGAGCAACAATTCAAGCAACATTTAGAGAGGTGTTTGAACCATGAGCAGTTCTGCTATCGTTAGCAATCTTCAAAATATAAACCCATCATCGGTAATAGAATTATTCACACTTGCACTAGATAACAGCCTACATGGAGCGACCACAGTTTATAGATTCCATGCTGGCTCATCTTTGAAAGATAACGGAGAAGTGGTCTGGGCAGGAAACACATACCAAAGATTTCCTGTAAAAGCCGAAGGCTTTGCATTTACAAAAGGGCAATTACCCCGTCCAACTTTAACAGTAAGCAATGCACTAGGAACAATTACATCTATATTACTTACAGTAAATGCCACAACCACTGGAAATGATCTTACTGGTGCAACTGTTACTCGCATCAGAACTTTAGCAAGATTCATTGACGCTGTAAATTTCCCTGGAGACATAAATCCTTATGGAACACCAGATGCTACGGCAGAGTTCCCGCAGGAAATATACAAAATAGATAGAAAAGCGGCAGAAAATAGAGAGGTTGTTCAGTTTGAATTAGCAGCAGTTTTTGATCTTGCTGGTATTCGTGCTCCTAATAGACAATGTACTAGAGCAGAATTTCCCTCAGTAGGTACAGTTGTAGGATGAATTGGAAAGACGCTGCACTTAATCACGCTGAAACAGAAGATCCAAAGGAATCTGTTGGGCTTTTATTAAACGTTAGAGGTAAAGAGAGGTATTATCCTTGCCGTAATCTTTCTATGACAGCACATCAATGTTTTATTCTCGACCCAGAAGATTATGTAAAAGCAGATAATTTAGGAGATATTGTTGCTGTTGTTCACAGTCATCCATCAACTCCAGCTACAGCTAGTCAGGCAGATAAAGTTAGTTGTGAACAAAGTGGACTACCTTGGCACATAGTCAATCCAAAAACAAAACAGTGGGGATATTATGAGCCACAAGGATACGAAGCACCTTTGCTAGGCAGACAATGGGTATGGGGTGTAACAGATTGCTGGTCATTGGTTCGTGATTACTACAAGCAGGAAAAAGGAATAAAGTTAAAAGATTATGAAAGACCAATAACTCCAGAAGAGTTTATGAAAGATCCTTTATTTGAAAGTTATGCGTGGAGAACAGGATTTAGAGAACTAAGGCCAGATGAAAAATTACAGGCTGGAGATGTTTTATTGATGAGTATTCTGGATTCAACTTTAAATCATGTAGCTATTTTCCTTGGAGATGATGTACTTCATCATTTAACCGATAGACTATCTTGTAGAGAACCATATTCTCCGTGGTTACTAAAATGCACAGGAAAAAGGTATCGTTATGCTTCGTAAAATAAAATTATACGGGGAACTTGCAAAGTTTGTAGGGCATAAGGAGTTTGAGATAAAGGCAGACACACTAGCTCATGCTATGAGTTTTTTGATAAATAATTTTCCTGGAATTGAGCAGCACATGAATGATAGATACTACAAGTTAAAAGTTGGGGATTATGAGTTAGATAAATCTGAACTAGGAGATCCAATAGGACAACAAGATATACATTTAATTCCTGTGATTACTGGTGCTGGTAGAGGATTAGGAAAAATATTACTGGGTGCTGTATTAATCGGGTTTGCAATCATAAATCCAACTGTAGGTTTCGGTCTTGGACCAGGTGGTTTAGGAGGAGGGTTTGCAACTGCATCTGGAGCATTTAGTTTTGCTGCATTTGCAGGAAATATAGGTATAGCTTTAGTTCTTACTGGAGTTTCTGAGATGCTAACTCCTTTACCTAAAAAGCCTGATTTTAGTTCTGAGGAAGATCCGAGATTATCTTTTAGTTTTAATGGACTACAGAATACATCAAGGGCTGGTACACCAGTTCCTATAGTTTACGGAGAAATATTCACTGGATCGGTTGTAATTAGTGCTTCCGTAGATACTGAACAGGTACAGGCATGAGTGATACTAAACGTATTATTAGAGGTGCAAAAGGTGGAAATCCAACACCTCCATCGCCAACTAGAGATCCTGATAATCTTCATAGTAGACAGTATGCTACTTTTTTAGATTTAATATCGGAAGGAGAAATAGAAGGTTTTGCTACTGCATCTAAAGAAGGCAGAACAAAAGGCACAACTGCATATAATAATGCTGCATTGAAAGATGTATTTTTAAATGATACTCCTGTTATAAGAGCTTCAGCAGATTCTACTGATGTTCAAGATGTAGATAGAAATTTTCAAAATGTAACTTTCAATCCTAGATTTGGTACGGATAGTCAAACTGCTATACCAAATATAGATAGTAGTGTATCTACAACAAGTGTTGGTGTCACAGTAACTAAAGATGTTCCTGTAACGAGACAAATAACTAATACCAATGTTGATAAGGTAAGAGTAACAATTACTTTTCCTCAGTTACAAAGAGCAACTAATGAGGGAGACTTATTAGGTACTTCTGTTCAACTAAAAATAGCTGTTCAATATAATTCTGGAGGTTTTACCGATTTAGCCATAGGAAGTAACGGAGAAACAACAGATACAATTACGGGTAGAAGTGGAGATGCGTATCAAAGAGATTACGGGGTGCAAATAACGGGTGCATTTCCAGTAGATATTAGAGTTAGTAGAGTTACAGATGACGCAACAGATACTAGTGTTCAAGATACTTTTCAGTGGACAAGTTTTGGCGAAATAGTCGAAGAATCTCGGACTTATAACAACAGTGCTTATACTGCTCTGCGTCTGGACTCCATGCAGTTCAGTTCTATCCCAGATAGAAAATTTAGGATTAGAGGAATAAAAGTAAGGATTCCAGGAGCAGGAGCATCTAGTTCTGGAACTCCCACTGTTGATATTAATACTGGTCGTATTGTTTATCCTGACGGCTATATTTTTAATGGGGTCATGGGTGCTGCTACATGGTGTTCATGTCCTGCAATGATTCTGCTTGATCTTTTAACTACAAGTAGATATGGATTCGGAGATCACATAACAGACAGTTCTCTTGATCTTTTTAGTTTTGTAAATGCAAGTAAGTTTGCTAACACACTTGTAGACGATGGACAGGGAGGACAAGAAGCCAGGTTTAGTTGCAATGTAAATATTCAAAGTTCAAAGGAAGCATTTGAATTAATAAATGAATTAGCTGGTGTAATGAGATGTATGCCAATTTGGTCTGCTGGTTCGATAACAATTACACAAGACAAGCCTACCGATCCAAGTTATTTATTTAACTTATCAAATGTAGGAGAGGCTGGATTCAGCTATGCAGGAAGTAGTCTTAAAACAAGACACAGTGTTGTATCTGTATCTTACTTCAACATGGATAGCCAAGAAATAGACTTTGAAGTACATGAAGATACAGACTTAATTGCAAAAATAGGTACAGTTGTCAAAAAAGTACAGGCATTTGGATGCACTTCTAGAGGACAAGCAAAAAGATTGGCAAAAGCTATTGTTTTCGCGGAAAATAATGAGTCTGAGGTCTGTACTTTTACAACATCTATAGATTCTGGAGTAATTGTTCGCCCTGGTGCTGTCATAGAAATACAAGATCCAGTGAGAGCAGGGGTAAGAAGAGGAGGAAGATTGAAAAGCGTTACTTCTACAACTGTTGTTACTGTCGATGATACTGCTGCAACAGATTTTGCGGTAGACGCAAGTGGAAACCCTGTAGGAGATGCAACTCTCAGCGTACTTTTACCCGATGGAACGTCTGAAAGTAGGGCAATCTCATCTGTATCAAATGGGACTATAACTGTAAGTTCCGCTTTTTCACAGACACCCAACGTAAACACTATTTGGCTTATATCAAACGTAACTGTTAAGTCGCAATTATTCAGAGTAATAACAGTAGAAGAACAAGATGGTATAAATTATTCAATCACAGCTTTATCTTATGTTGAAGGTAAGTATGCGTTTATTGAAGATGGCGAAGCATTAACAGCAAGAACTGTATCTAAATTAAATTCACTTACTGAACCTCCTTCTGCGTTAAATGCTGTTGAAAGAATATTTCCTATCAATAATCAGGCTGTATCAAAAATAATTATTAGCTGGCAACCGATAGTTGGTGTTACTGAATATCAGGTTAACTACAGATTTGGTAATGATAACTTTATTAGTGAAAAAGTATCTAGACCTGATTTTGAAATAGTAAATAGTAGAAAAGGAACTTACACAATCCAAGTGTTTTCATATAATGTTCAAAATGTTTTGTCCGCAACATCAACCAATATTACTTTTGAAGCTGTTGGTAAAACAGCACTACCACAGGATGTTACAGGATTACTTGTCGAACCAGTTTCAGATCAGTTTGTACGACTACGTTTTGATAAAGCTACAGATATTGATGTTACTCATGGTGGAAACGTAGTTGTCAGGCATAGTAACCTTACAGATGGAACGGGTACATTTACTAATTCTGTTGATATTATTCCTGCTTTACCAGGAAACGTATCTGAGACATTAGTACCAGCAGTAGATGGAGAGTATATTCTCAAATTTAGAGATGATGGTGGCAGATTAAGTTCTGGAGAAACTTCTGTTGTTGTAACAACTCCTGACCCTGTACCCAAGTTACTTGTATTGGCAGATAGAGAAGATACTGATGCGACACCTTTTGCTGGAGATAAGGTTGATTGTTTCTTTTCTGATGATGTAAATGGACTTGTCCTTGGATCGCTTGATTTATTAGATGGAGTTACAGACTTTGATGCTATTGCTGACTTTGACTTTTTAGGTGCTGTAGATATTACAGGTGGTCATTATGACTTTGCTTCCAAGCTGGATTTAGGTGGCAAGCAACCACTTAGATTGAAACGTCATTTTGTTACGCAGGGTTTCTATCCTAATGATCTGATTGATAAAAGAACTGCGAATATTGATACTTGGACAGACTTTGATGGTGCTACTGCATTTGATGTCAACGCAAAACTATTAGTGGCAACAACTGACAGCGACCCAGCTACATCTGATTCAGCTACTTATACGCAATCTGGAACGACAATAACAGTAACAAAATCTAGTCATGGATTCAGTATTGGTACTTTTGTCGATATTGATTTTACAAGTGGTGGTGCAACTGATGGATACTTTGAAGTTCAATCCGTGCCAAGTAGCAGTACTTTCACTGTTACCGCATCATCTAGTGCAACAATATCCAGTAGCAACTGTAATATCGGAGCAGGATTTACTAAATTCAATACACTTGCAAACGGAACATTTATTGGTAGAGGATTTAGATTTAGATGTCAGATGGATTCAGATGACCCTGCACAATCTATTGAAGTAGATCAATTAGGCTATACAGCAGAACTCGACAGCAGAACTGAGACTGTAAATACTGCAATAGCATCTGGTACGTCAAGCAAAGCAGTTACGTTCCAACACGCTTTCTTTACAGGAACATCTGAGCTTGGAGGATCTACTTCTGCTTATCTGCCTAATATTGGAATTACGATAGAAAATGCACAATCAGGAGATTTCTTTGCCCTGTCCGGTATTTCTGGAACGGGGTTTACTATTGATATTAAGAATGGCTCCAGTTTTGTTAATAGAAATTTCAAATATGCTGCAACGGGATTTGGGCGTGGTAGTTAGAGTTGAATTAAGATATACTTAGATAAAAAATTGGATTAGGTAATGGCTACTCACGATTATGTTATAGATAACTCCACTGGAGCTAATGTCCGAACTGATTT